TTAACGACTAGATTCTAACGTTGGTGTTGGTATTGATATGTGTGTTATATATACAGTATAAACTTAGTCTTAGTATATAGGATACTATAATTATGGATCTTTAAAATATGAACGACAATTCATGTTCCTAATTACCATTGTAGTAACTCCTCTAGTCATAGCTATAACGTATGTACGCCTTTGAGGAGCCCAATTAGCAACCAGTATATTCGCCAGTTGTCTATAAGGGATAACAAATCTAAACGTCTTGATATTACTTCGATTTGAAATATACTGGGATAAAGTCGGATTGGCTACTGTCCCACCTGTCATCCAACCACTTTGTACGGGCATCATCTTATCTAGATGTATTCTCCACATTCGTGTATTTATAGGAGTCATAATACTTGAAGCATATGCTCCATTATAAGATGCCCATAAATTTAAATTAATAGCTGAAGTCTCCATCCTTTCTGTAACCACTATTAGTCTTACTATATCGTCTACCCAAGGAAACGCCGGATCGGCGCTTGGACTGATGTCGAACCTTAGGTCGATAAACTGATAAATGAACTGTTGACCCGTTATCTGATTCACTGCCGTCCCCGCTATTGGTAATGGCATCGGAATATTCCCCTGAAGATTCGCTATCGTCGAGTCGGTCGCCATTACTATCCCTGCACTTGGATTGGCCGTTGTTATTTGAGGATAAAATGTTAGTGTGTTGTCGTATACATTTAAAAACTTTTGTTCCGTCTTCATCTTCACTCTCATAGAATTCCCAGGAAGACGTTTCCGGCCAATTATCCTCTTCTTTATCTTCCTGGATCGGCGATAAAGCTTCTTGTACTTGCGGTACTTCCTTCGATATCGAGATCTGCTTCTCTTCCTCAAAGCTTTGTTTCTCATTCATAATTCAAATTAATTAATATATTATAAATTATCGGAACTCTTGAGTCCGTATTTAAATTCAAATTAAGAGGGAGGGAGATGCAATTTGCAGAGGTAATATTACTACTCTGCAAATTGCCTATTTAAGAAGGTTAATTATAATTTAAATAATATAAAATGCCACCTAAATCATTAAGATTTCAGTGTAAGAAATTCTTCTTAACATATCCTAGGTGTGATGTACCAGCTGATTCTGATGATATCCATCGTAACTTCAATCTGTGGATGGATAAACTCAATAACACTGTTCATAAGTGGTGCATTGTACAGGAGCTTCATAAAAATGGTCTTCCACATCTTCATATTATACTGTGCTTTTCAGCAGAAGTTGACCGCGCCCCTTGCAACATATTTGATCTTAGAGTGGGTGATAAGACCTGGCACGGTAATTATAAAAGCCTGGTCAGTGAGCCACATGCGTTCCAATACCTAAATAAAGAATATAAACCAATCCACAACTATTCAGCAGACGAAGAAGCTCAACTAATGGAATTAGCAAAGGAGAAGCTTACTCGTGGAAAGTATAATAAAAAAGGAATTGATTGGGAATCGACATCACGGCGCATAATGGCCGGAGAGGATATCCTACTATTGTGCGATGAACAACCAGCGCTGTTCATGCATCTTGATAAGATACAAAAGAATTTGGATGCTTGGAAACGGATGAAACGTAAAAGAGTAGCTAAAATACCAACTCTCAACAATACTTGGTATTGGGGACCTACCGGAGCAGGAAAATCGAAACTAGTATGGGAAAAGCATGGTACTGCTTTCCTAAAATCCAAGGATGAATGGTGGTCTGAGTACGATATGGAGCCTATAGTTCACTGTCCCGACGTTGACGAAACATGGTTCTATCTATTAGGAGATCTCAAGAATATAGCAGACCATTACCCATTCAAAGCCCGGGTTAAATGTGACAAGCCTTTGGAAATACGACCCGAACAGATAATAGTTACTAGTAACTATACTATCAGAGAGTGTCTTGGAAAATACTTTGAAATTACTAAAAGACACTGGGATGAGTCCTTAGTTAAAGCTATTGAGAGAAGATTCACTCAAATAAGAATAGATGAGGCAGTTAACCCAGATCCATGTGATGTATTTCCTGTTGATTATTTTTGGGACCCTATTGATTGTAACCCTATTAATGAATTAGTTGATAACTCAGGAATGAATATTGAATAATCAAGGAAAAAAACCCAATACAAAACCCCATTTTGTTCTGATACGCTCGGCCTAACGGCCTCGCTCTATTTTAACCCGGTTGTATGCACCTCTTAATTTCATAATTAACGACTAGATTCTAACGTTGGTGTTGGTATTGATATGTGTGTTATATATACAGTATAAACTTAGTCTTAGTATATAGGATACTATAATTATGGATCTTTAAAATATGAACGACAATTCATGTTC